ACCCAATCCTTTTGGTGATGACCTGTTTGGTGTTGGTGTATACTTATCTAAGCACGTATGGCAGGGTATTAACGAGACCATCTCTTCTGCACGGCAGGTTATGGACTACGTTAAGGATGTAGGTTCACACTATGGTGCAGCCAATCAGCACATGGAGTGGATCACACCAACAAACTTCTTAGTGGTGCAGCCGTACTACAATACAAAGAAGCGGCTCATCAAGACACACATTGATGGTAACTTGGTCTACCTTAGTTACCAGCAGGAGCTACAGGACAGTGTGAACCGTTCTCGTATCTCAACAGGGGCTAGCCCAAACTTCATCCACTCACTGGATGCAGCAGCCCTGACGTTCACCATTAACAAGTGTCTCGATGCTAACATGGTGGACTTTAGTATGGTGCATGACAGCTATGGGACACACAGTCCTAACATGGGTATCATGAGCCACACCCTACGCCAAGCCTTTGTAGATATGTACCAGAACTATGACGTACTACAGGACTTGCGTGACCACGCTGTCGCCACCCTTGGTGACAGTACAATACCACAGCCTCCAGCTAAGGGCAGCTTAGACTTGTCAAAGGTACTAGACTCTGACTATTTCTTTGCCTGATTTCTAAAGTTGACCTATAGCCGAAGCATAACTAAACATTACTTAGGAGTTAATATGACCAAAGCAAAGAACAAGAGTGTTGCAGGTAAGGCCATGTGGGTTAAGGTGTTTGAACCAGACACCAAGTTTAATCCTGATGGTGTCTACTCTGTAGACCTACTCAAACCACAACTAGAAGCAGCAAAGTTGAGTGACTATCTTGAAAGCCTAGTCAATGAAAGACTAGAAGAAGAGGTGAAGTCCAACCCTAAGCTACAGGGTAAACTGTCCACTCACTTGCCATTTGAAGAAGACACAGACCAAGAGGGTACTGAAACTGGAGACATCAAGTTCAAGTTCAAGCTTGATGCAGTAGGTAAGAGACGTGATGGTACTACCTACACCCAGAACCCTATCGTTGTTGATGCTAAGCTAACACCTATGGATGGTAGCGTACTCATTGGTAATGGTAGTACTATCAATGTATCCTTTGAGCCACGTACTTACTACATCCCTGCTACTAAGATGGTAGGTGTGAAGCTGCACCTCCGTGGTGTACAGGTGCTAGACCTAGTAGAGTATGGTAATGGTGCTGCATCCATGTTCGATGAAGAGGATGGGTATGTAGCAGCAGCAGTAGCTAAGGATGACACTACAGATATTTTTGATAGTAACCCTACTACTGGTGATACCGATGACGAAGGGGACTTTTGAGGCAAGGGTCATCAGTGATCTAGATGAACGTGGTGTTCCATATCAGTACGAACCAGAGAAGATACCGTACTATGTGGAACGCCACTACATCCCTGACCTAGCAGTAGACACCATGATTGTAGAATTGAAGGGGTACTTTAGACAGGATAGCCAGCGTAAGATGAAGGCTATCAAGGCACAGTACCCTGACAAGGACATACGCTTTGTATTCCAGAACGCTAAGGCTACAATTCAGGGTGCTAAGAAAAGAAAGGATGGATCAAAGATGACCTGTAGTGAGTGGGCAGACCGTAATGGTTTTGTCTGGGCAGAAGGAACTGTACCTAAGGAGTGGTTGTAATGAGCCTTATTGAAGTTAGAGAAGAGTTTGTATCTGATGTAGACATGAATATGGAGATAAACCCAGAGGGTCTACGATTGTCTGTGTTCATAGATTTAGATGAACTATCACATAAAATATCTTATGAAGATATAGCATACAGTATCATTGATGATTGGCAAGTTGGTCTTATATATGATAAGGAGTATGACAGTATCATAAAAAACCTAGAGAAACTAACGAGAGACCTAAGGGATGCAAGAGAACAGTGAGTTCATAAGGCATGAAGCCTGTCCTCACTGTGGCAGTAGTGATGCCAATGCTTTATATAGCGATGGTAAACACTACTGCTTCTCGTGCCAGACACTTACACCTGCTGATGAAGAGGAATTATTTGTGGAGCAGCCTATTAAATCCAACACCTCTTTTCTAGAGGTGGAACCAACAGCCTTATCTAAGCGGAAGCTAAACCTAAAGACAGTGCAACACTGGAACTATGGCGTGGCTACCTTCAAGGGGCAGAAGGTTCAAGTAGCTAACTACTACGACAAACACCGTAAGCTTGTAGGACAGAAGCTACGGTTTCCTAACAAGGATTTCCTAGTGTTAGGAGACATCAAGAAGGCTGGCCTGTATGGTGAGCATCTCTGCCGTGATGGTGGTAAGATGATTACTATCGTAGAAGGGGAGCTTGATGCGTTATCATTGAGCCAAGCCTTTAACAACAAGTGGGATGTGGTATCAATCCCTCAGGGTATTGACTCAGCTAAGAAAGCAATAGCTAGGTCTATCGAATGGTTGTCTAAATACGACAGCATTGTTCTTATGTTCGACAACGATGATGTTGGGCAGAAGGCAGCGATTGACTGTGCCTCTATCCTACCACCCAACAAGGCTAAGATTGCTAAGCTTCCCCTCAAGGATGCCAGCGATATGCTTCAGGCTGGACGGACAGAGGAGCTTATCAATGCAGTGTGGGGTGCTAAGACATTCAGACCTGATGGTATCGTAGCAGGTACAGACCTATGGGATATTGTTACAGCAGTAGATACTAAGGAGTCTGTGCCTTACCCATACAACGGACTTAACGAGAAGGTTGGTGGCTGTCGCAAGGGTGAGATCGTTACCCTGACAGCAGGTTCCGGTATCGGAAAGTCCCAACTAGCTAGGGAGTTTGCTCATAGTCTTATCAAACAGGGTGAGACTGTAGGCTACATAGCACTAGAGGAGAACGTGAAGCGTACTGCTCTTGGTCTTATGTCTATTGAGATGAACAAACTACTACACCTAAACAACAACGAAGATGTTACAGAACAGGAAATGAAGGATGCGTTTGACTCCACCCTTGGTACAGGGCGTGTGTACTTGTATGACCACTGGGGTTCTACTGACAGTGATAATCTACTATCTAAGATACGGTATCTGGTACGTGGATGTGGCTGTTCTTTCATTGTACTTGACCACATCTCTATTGTTGTCTCAGGACTAGAGGGTGGTGACGAGAGGCGTATCATTGACAACACCATGACCAAGCTTAGGGGTTTGGTTGAGGAGTTGAACTGTGGCATGATCCTGATCTCACACCTCAAGCGTCCGTCAGGTGATAGGGGACATGAGGATGGCGCACAGACATCCCTTGCCCAGCTACGTGGTAGTGCTGCTATCGGTCAGCTTAGTGACATTGTAATAGGATTAGAAAGGAACCAGCAGGACAAGGACAATGCTAACATCAGTCAGGTCAGGGTACTAAAGAACCGTTGGTCTGGAGAGACTGGTCTATGTGCTGCCCTTGAGTATCGTAAGGATACAGGACGTATGGTTGAAACTGTATGGGAAGACGAAGACATTGAAGAAGAATTTTAACTAGTGCGGAGACACAGTATGAAATATATCTGGGATATAGAAGCAGACAACTTACTTGATGATGTAACACAGGTATGGTGTCATGTCTTCAGGAACATAGACACTAATGAGGTACACACCTTTGACCCAACACAGATGCAAGCAGCAATAGACTTTATGGATAAGACAACGACTTTGATTGGTCACAACGTCTTTGACTATGACTTGCGTGTGATGAAGAAACTCTATGACTACACCTACAAGGGTGAGGTCATTGACACGTTGGTATACTCTAGAACAATATGGCCTCATGTAAAGGAACTAGACTTCAAGCTAAACAAGGCGAAACATTTTCCCCTTAAGTTGATTGGTAGTCATAGTCTCAAGGCATGGGGCTACAGACTAGGAGAATTAAAAGGTGATTTCAATAGTGGCAGCGAGAGCTTTGCAACATACACCCCTGAGATGCTCGACTACTGCATCCAAGACACAGAGGTTACAGCTAAGTTATATTCCAAAATTCTGGAGAAAAATTTTAGCAAGGAAGCCTTAGACTTAGAGACTGAGATACATACTCTGCTCATTAAGCAGCAGGAAAACGGTTTCCCATTTGACGTACCCAAGGCTGAGGCTTTGTTTGCTAAGCTACAGGGACGCAAGCAGGAGATCGAAGACAAACTTCAAGAGACCTTTGAGCCTACTATTGTAGAGCTAAAGACTAAGACAAAGACTATCCCCTTCAACCCTGCATCACGACAGCAGATTGCTGACCGACTGATGAAGCGTGGCTGGGAGCCTGAGGTATTCACTGACAGTGGAGACCCCAAGGTAGACGAGACTATCTTATCTGGTATTGATATGCCTGAAGCAGAGCTACTTAACGAGTACCTCATGCTGAACAAACGTATAGGTCAGCTAGGTACTGGCAAACAGGCATGGCTAAAGATGCAGACAGGAGGCAAGATACATGGACGAGTTAACCACATGGGTGCTGTTACCTCTCGTTGTACTCATTCCAATCCTAACACAGCCCAAGTGCCAAGCGTTGGTGCGCCATATGGCAAGGAGTGTAGAGAACTATTCATTGCTCCTAGCGGGTATAGTTTACTTGGTGCTGATGCTTCTGGTCTTGAGCTACGCTGCCTTGCTCATTATATGGCTGCTTATGACAATGGATCGTATGCTGATGTGGTCTTGAATGGTGACATTCATACTGCTAATCAAAAAGCTGCTGGTCTTGACTCACGTA